AGCAGGGCGTCCCGCACGTAACGGTTCATGTCGTTTGCGGTGACGAGTTCCCCGGTCAGCCAGTTGGTTCTAGGTGTTTCCCAAGCCATTACAGCCTCATGTTAGATATGTGCCTTCGCCGAGCACTGACGTCCCAAGGTCCCATTGGCCGTGATCGACGCTTGAGGTGCGCCACACATGGGTCCACTGGCCCGGCGTCCATGCAACAGTCACGCCTTCTACGACAAGGTCGGTCAAATCGATCGGGTTCGCATCCGAGTAGTAGCGTTGCAGTCCGACCCGGTTGAACAGGTCAGCGCCGAGGACGATCGGCCACAACACGGTCGGGTCGCCCATCGGGTTGATAGTCACTTCACCGACCCGGAGCTCGGTTTCTCCGACCCGTTCCGCCAGCCAGTTCGCATAGGTTTGGCCGTCCGAGTCTTGCAAATCGACGGTACGGTCGATCGCCTGGACACCTTGGGTGACGGTGTTCTGGTTGTCTGCGGTGTAAAGGGCACCGGAGGCGACAGTGACACGGGCCCGGTTGTACAAGCCTTCGTCGGAGTAGTCCACCATCACCGCGGCGTAGTCGGTGGAGTCGTCCTTCAACGTGGTGACAAGGGTTTGGTTGGCTCCGAGGGCCGCCCGGTTGTGGAACACGACTTGCCCGTCCGGTGCCTGATAGAAGATGCCACCCTCCGACAGCTCCGCCTTCTGGATAATCTGCAACGCGTCGCCACCCGAATCCGAAACCGCCTCCAACGTAAACCCGCCAGTATCCATGTCACGCCACCCCGCCGGGAAGCCGACGATCGTAAGTATCTTGCCGATCCGCACGTCGGCAGTCTCCTGTGCGAACACATCCAACGCCGCGTCAGCAATCAACTGGATCGTCGCATCCGGCAGAACCCGCTGCCACAACGCCACCTCCGCGATGCGGCCCTGCCAGCCGTTGAACGAATCGGAAATACGGAAGTCTTCGGTGATCGCCGCGGCACCGGAGATTGTGATTGTGCCGGTGCCGTCTTCGGTGCCGTCGATGAAGATGGTGAACAGGTTGCCGTCTTTGGTGACAGTCACATGCGACCAGCCTGCCGGTAGCCCGGTGGCGGCTTCGAGGGATTCGTCTAGGCCGGATGAGGTGACTGTGGAGTCGACGTAGACTTCGATCCGGTGTGCGCCGCCCATGTCGATGGTGATGTCGGGGCCGTCCGCGAACTCGAAGATGCGTTGCGACGACGCAACGGTCGGCGCATACAGGGTGCCGTATTCGAGGAACGGGAGGTTGACGTCGGCGGCTTCGATTTCTGGTGGGTAAAGGGTTCCGAAGGTGAGGTAGGGGAGCCAGACGTCGGCGGCTCGGTCCACTGTCGGCGGGTACAGGGTGGCGGGTTCCAGGTACGGGAGTTTGATTAGCCCTTGTGCCCGGACGGTTGGTGCATACAGAACACCAAACTCCAAGAATGGGAGCTGGACGTCGCCGGCTTCCACTGTCGGCGGGTACAGGGTGCCGAAGGCGAGGTAGGGTAGGATGATCTGTTCTTCGCGTCGTATCGTCGGCGGATACAGCGTCGCCGGTTCAAGGTAGGGGAGGTTGATCCGGTATTCCTGTTGTATCGTCGGCGGGTACAGGGTGGCGGGTTCAAGGAACGGCAAGTCGATTTGTGAACCGGCCTCGACTGTCGGCGGATACAACGAGACTGTTTCAAGAAACGGCAGCTCTACACGAGACTTGACCTGTATCGTCGGTGGATAGAGGGTAGTTCCGACGAGGAATGGAAGCGTAACCCGTTCTTCTCGCTGTACCCGCATCGGATACAGTACGCCGGTTGATAGGCACGGCAAGGAGACAGGAAGCGCGTTCCCTGCTGTCCACAGATCCGCAACATCGTCACTCGACAGGGCCGAGTCAAAGACCGTCACCTCGTCCAGAACGCCATCGAAATAGTTGCCGTTCGGGTCACGGGCGATGTAAACCGGATTGGCGGTGGTGATCGTCGTGACGGTGCCGCCCGTGACCGGGGTGGCGTTATCAAGAGAACCGTCAACATACAGGCTGATCGCTGATCCGTTCCAAACGGCGGCGACGAAATGGGAGCCGGATAGGACCGACGAGTCCATCCCTTTGTAGTTCCCCCCATCTTCGATGAGGATGAACCGGATCTTGTTGGCTGACGTGACCCGCAGCTCCCATCCGGCCGCCGAGTAGGCGTTGGCGATGATCGCGTCGTCACTACTGTCGAGCGCCGGGGTGATCCAGGCGAGAAGCGTGAACGAGTCAGCGAGATCAAAGTCGCCGACGTTGGTACCGGTTGTGACATGCTCCGATGACGCAGCAGCAAACGTGACGGCGGTATCGTCATCTCCGGCGATGAGCCCAGTAGTTCCCAGAGTGGGGGTATTGACATAGGTGCCGTCGTAGCTGCCGGTTTCGTCGTTTGCGGTGGTGCCGGATGATTCCCCGAGTCGCCAATAGGCGATCGGATTTAGGGCGTTGACGGTGGTGGCATAGCCAGCATAAGTGGCGACCACTTCTGGCGGGTAAAGAGTGACTGTCGTTAGAAGCGGCAGTTGAATCTGTGGCGTTCCAACGGTGTAGTCGAGTTCTGGTGGGTCATAGGACGTGTTCTCGTAAGAAGCCGCATATCGGCTAGCACTAGCTGAAGAACCGCCGTCGTCCAGATGGATGCCGATAGCGTTCCCCGACACCCAGTCGCCATGTCCCACAATCTCGGTCAGGAGTGATGCAAGATCTGGAGACGTGTAAGTGGTGCCTGCGGTCCATGCTGCGATCGAATCCCACGGCACTGACGCCGATGTATGAAGGGCATGATCTGCTTGCCATTCAGCCGACGAAACGGGTGCGGCGTGGTCGGATTCCTCCACGCCGAAGAAGTCGGTGTAGACGGTTGTGCCAGACTTGTTATGACTGGCTACAAAATCGACAGTGGCCGCCGAGATAGTGGCTCCCTGGTCGGCGGCGATCCCGTCGAACCGCAACCACACGGTTTGGCCACCTAGGCCGTCATTGCCGATAATGAGATAGGTTGTTGTTGCTGAATAGCCGTAGCCGCCGTCGCCGTTCCCGTCGTCTGCTCCTGCTGCGACAGCGACAGTCGGGTCGATCACCACCGGATACTGTGCCTCGGTCAGGTCACCGGCATCCAAATAGACGAAGCCGCCGCTGATCAGCCAATCAACGTCATGCTGCTCCGGGGACGACGAGTCGGCCCACCACGGAGCCGACAACTCACACGCAACCTCCCCGTCCCCGCCCCGCAGATACCGGCCATCCTTCGACAACCCGTTCAACGAGACAGGGAACCGGAACGGCCGATTCGCCGAGGCTTCTTTCAAGACGAAGTTCAGCTTCATCTTGTGCGGCAACAACACAACCTCAACCGCATAGGAGGGTTGGTCCCAGATCAGCCGGTTCCGGTCACGGGTCATCGACCCCAACGTGACCTGCCGCCACTTCCCGCCTATCCGGGCCTCGGGGCGTCCAAACTCGATCCACTCGTCAGGGAAGGCTTTGCGGGGGATGTATCGGCGTGTGCCGTCGTCGCCGCCCCGAAAGTCGTAATCCAATGCCGCCCGGGCACGAACCGCCCAAGGCTCAGGAGTCTCGTCAACGTCAAGGTCGGTGTCGATCTCCTCACCCTGGGCGGTGTGAATCCACCCGAGGCTCTGACGCACCCGGATACGACCGTCCGGCAGGCGGACCTTGATCCCATAGCGGGTGCGTTCAAGGATCTCGCCACCGGCCGCTTCAAGGAGCGCGCGGATACGCGCCGCCCGGTTAGGCATCGTTCACCCTCAACTGCTCAACCGCAGCCATGCCATCCACGTCCAATCGCCGGTCGCGTCAAACGGCGCACCCGTAGACGGAGCCCCCACATCCACATACCTAGTGGACCCAAACGTCACACTGTAGTTATCACCAGCCAACGGACCAGACGACCCCAACGTCGGACTGCCCACGTACACACCATCGTTATGCATCCCAGCTTCAGTTGATGCCGAATCCACAGCCGTCGAACCACTCGTTTCCTGCAACCGCCAATACGAGACAAGCCCCGTCGTCCCCGTCACCAACGTCGGATACTTCGACAGTGCATAGTTCGCCAACAGGTTGAACACATCCGCCGCATCAACATGACACTCAGAGACTTTGCCACCCTCCGCATACACCTGACGCCACGCCGTCACATACCCAAACCACAAATCATACGTAGTGCCAGACCAGACGGCCCGCAGATTGATCGGCACCCCGATCTTCAGATCGTCGTAGTACGGCGACGACGCATAGCCGGGTTCGTAGCGGCGGTCCCGGTTATCCAACACAAACCGTGCCGTCCCCGCTTGCACCTGATCCAACGACCGATCCCGACCCCTGGTGTAGGTGAATCCCTGCAGTGTGGTAGACGGCAGCGTTGTCCATGACGGCGACGCATCAGTCCACACACTCCCGAACGCTGCCCGTAACGTGACTTTCGGCCAGTTACTCATCGGATACCCGTCGTCCTATTCCTACGCTGCACCCGCAACAGGGCTTCTTGCACCAAGTCTTGGAATGATCGTTCCGTCAACACGTTCCCGTTCACCGAAACGTAGTTGTTGATTGTCGCCGCGGCACCCATCATGGCTGGAACAGTCGGTGCTGTCGGCACGTTCAACGAACTGTTGGGCATCACATAGCCGGAAGTGTCTGGTATGAACAGCTCCGGGCCAACCTCACCGACGAGATACGGCATGCCCGTCCGCACCGGACCGCCGTGTTGCCTCGGTGTCTGCCCGCCCGAAGGCGGGTCGTCGCCGGTCACTTCAACGATGAACTGGATCACCTTCGGGTCAATCGGGGTCGAGTTGAAAGTCCGTATCCAATCCAGCAGCGACCGGATGTCCGACTCGGACAGGTTCGCCGAGTCTCCGAGCGCCAACACCGCCCCAGTGGACGCCCCGGTTTGGGCTTGCATTTCCTGTTGTGCAACGTTGTATTCGCCCTGGGCGCGGATCATGTTGAGCAACGCAGTTTGGTATTCCTTTGTGCCCTCCTTGCCCTGAGCTTTCAGGTCGGTGAGGGTAGCTTCGGCGGCGGCGAGTTCCTGTTCGGCGCGGTGCATCGCAAACAACGGGTCGAGGGCGGCGAGTCGCTGATCGGCAAGTTCCCGTTCAGCGTTGTACGCGGCCAGCGCAGCATCGCGCACCGCCTGATGCTGCCGGGTCAGATCGTCGGTTGCTGCTGCCAGATCTGCCGCGGACTTTTCGGCCCGCCCCTGCGTCATGTCCAGTTTGTCGAGGATCTCCTCGTGGGCGCTCACCGAATCAATGAGCGCCTGTTCGGCTTCCTCTTGCTCCTCGAACATTTCAACGATGGCTTCGATGCCCTCGGAAGCATCCTCCATTGCCTTATCGAAGTTCTCGAACTCGCCTGTTAGGTTGCCGGCCTCGTCGCGGGACAGTTCCATCGCTTCACGAACTTTGTCCATCAGGTGCGGAACGGTGCTCGATCGACCTTGCGTCAGGTTCGTCATTGACGTTGTCAGTTCGGCGAACAGCCGAATGACACCGGCGAGCGCCCCGAACACGTCGTTGATAACGGGCAGTAGAGCTTGGAACATTTGCGATACGCTCTGGACCAATGGGGCCAAAGCCTCCAAGCCCGGAGCAAGGGCTTGGAGGATTGGTGCAGCTAGCCCCACTACGGCGGCAACAATGTCGCCCAATGCGGGCAACAGTTCCTTCAAGATAGGGAGTAGTTCCTCGACGGCCGGGATCAGGGCTTCACCGATAGCGACCTGAGCTTCTTTCCAGACAGCGTTGAGTTCGCGCATCTGGTTCGCGGTCGAGTCTTGGGTGCGTTCCAGGTCACCGACGGCTTTACCGGCTCGGTCATAGGCAATCTCCACCGTCGCCAACGCTTTGTCCAGCGCGGTGAGTTCGGACACCGACGCCTTGTTGGTCATGTTCAAGGCACGCTGCTGGACTTCGGCTTCGGTAACGACAATCCCGTACGTCTTCAGGGCTTCCCGCTCACCTGTGAGTGCAGACTGCAACGCGTGCAACACTGCGGGTGCTCCGCCAGCAGCGTTGGAGAACGAAGCGACATCGCCGGCGAGGGTAACCATCCGTTGCGACAGCTGCGCGGATTCTTGTTCGGTGCCGCCGAGCCCCTGAATGACGTTGCCGGTAACCGCCGACATCTGCTCAAGTTCGTGGGTGGCGAAGCCCATCATGTTGGCGGATTCCTCCACGAACTCGGTCATGTCCTGGGTGGCCGGCCCAAAGGTGGTGGCGAACGCGGAGGCGGCTTCTTCCGCGGCGACCGCCATATCCAATGTGTTCTTCAGGAACATGGCACCGCCGGTCGCGGCGGCGGCAATCAGAGCCGTTTTGAGTGTCCCCATTGCGCCAGACAGTCGGCCCGTTCCGTCCGTAGCGGAATCGGTGGCACCTTCGATTCGGGCGATCTCGTCACGGGCCGAACGCATCTCACGCTCGAACTGTGCCGTCCTCGCCTCAAGAGTCGCTACCAGCTCCGCAACCGTGATCTCAGCCATACCGCCTCAACTTCCGTTGCCGCTCCGCACGCTGCCGAGCAGCCTCCGCCTCAGCCGCATCCAACCTATCCGCCGCCATCCGCTGATGAAACTCAAGGCTGGACATGCGCATCATCATCTCATCACGAGTCATGCCCAGCCTTTCCGACAACCTCAACGCGTACCTGTCAACCGGGTTCGCTTTTCAACTCCTCCGCCAACTCCCGTTCCCTGCCCAACCCCGACAGTCCAGCAGCCTTACGAGCAACCTCGTTGATCACATCGGCAGGCCAGCGGCCCACCGTCTCAACATCCCCAGCCTCAAACAGACGCTCACCCGTCTCCGGGTCATAGCAGGATGCGATCACCAGCTCCACGTTCCATTTGCCCAAATCGACCTGCAAGTCGCCGCCCCGGTCACGGGACATGACCCGCTTCAGGAACCCGGCCGACTCGGCAGCCGTCAACGCCCTGATCTCAATATCGAAGTCACCAAACTTGGCTGCCTCGGCCGGCATCGCCGGCGCAGCCGCAAGGATCTTGTCTCGCAGACTCATGGGAATGTCCTTCCTCTCTTATCCGGTTGTCCAGTAGATTTGACCATCGATCTGTAGGTCGATTGCTTCCTCGGTGAGCCCGTCCACCGACTCGGTTACGTTGTCCCTGTTGATGATGCCGTATCCGGTCCACTGGCCGACCGTACCCACCTCCAACTCCACAACCACGTCGGTGTCGGCGGCGATCCGGTCATACCACACCGGACCCGTCGAATACTGGGTGGACAGCAGCCCGGTGATCCCAACACTGGCTTGGGACAGGCCCGGCTTGTACGATCGCCACTGCACCGTCCCGCCGGTACAGGAGAACGAGGTGACGTCGAGCATGTCCACGTCCACGTCCAACGACCAGGACCGGCCGCCACACAGATAGTTTTTGGTGAACGACTCGACATCGACCGTGTAGGTGTTGCCGGTGGACCGCGCCGACGACAGAGTGACCTGCCCGATCGGCCACGCCACGTCGGCATACTGCGATGTCGGGACCAGAGTGGACCCGTCGTACACCTTCAACGCGGTGGACACGTCACGGTCCCACGCCTTCTTCGCGTCGGCGTCGATCGTCAACGTCAACCCGCCGGGAGCCAGCGTGGCAGCGTTATCAGTTGACGACGTCGCCGTCGCAGACGTGTACCGGATACGGGCAACCTTGCCGCTAATAGCAGCCATGATCGCCTCCTATGCGGTCGTCCATCTCAGCGTCCCGGTTCCTTGGAAGTCCCATCCGGCCGACACCGGGTCGCCCGCAACGTTTGCGGACACCGTCTGCCTGGACAGGATCACCGAACCGGAGTAGTAGTCGCCGTTCGTTTCATGTGTGTACAGCTTGATCGCTCCGGTCGTCGCGGCAAGCATCTTCGTCTGCAAGTCCGACTGGCCGGTCGAACCCGGCTCATCGAAGAACCCGTTGAACGAACCAGACCATGCGGACAGTCCCGAGATGAAGGACCGCCACTGGACACCGTCCGTCGAGAACGACGTCACATCATGTGTGTCGGTGTTGATGTCCAGCGACCAGTCCGCGATGCGGGCCACTTGCCCGCCGTCGTAATCGACCAGACCGTTCTTGCCTGAGATTGCAGCCATCATTGTCTCCTATGTTGTTGCCGTCGCTACCGAAGCCCCGATACGGAGCCGCTGCACCGTTCTGCATCGGGGACATTTGACCTCAAGAGTGCCATGTGTGTCACAGGTGACACGGCAGAGCAGCTGGTTGCAGATGCCGCCCATGCCGGGACGTTTGAACGGGCCGTGACATCTGACATCCCACATCACCCGTCTCCGATCACGAACTGTTCGGCGGCGTTCATCACCAGAATGTGCATCCAATCCGACGTCAGATCAAACGACTCCGGGTCGGAGAACCCGTGCCGCCGCAACTGGATCTTCATTGCAGCGGCCAGGTCGGCCCATGTCGCCAACGCTGCGACAAGCTGGTCGGATCGTGCCACCGGGTCACCTGGAAGTCCCATTCATCCCACCGCCTTCACCACTTGGAAGTTGCAGACAAACATGCACCTTTGGTTGTCGTCGCGGCCTATGAAGAACGGCGGGTGGGCGGCGTCAACAGAGTGGTAGACGGTGCCGGCGGTGGAGGTCGGCAGCGTCGATTCTTTGATCCCGTCGAGGAGCGTGTAGACGGTTTCGATCAGGTTGCGGCCGGTCGGATAGTCCGAGGATCGGCAGGTGACTTGGAGACGTGGCCGTTCCGCCTCGATCCCAAGATACGCTGAGGTGCTAAACGACTTCCATGCTTCGATACCTTGTGTTTCGTAGAGGCCAACGAGCGTGTTCGGAAAGTCGGTGCCGAGATCAAAGACGACCTGGCCTTTCAGCAGGTTCCCGGCCGTGCCTTTGCGGACGGCGAGGCCCGTGGATTGTGTGTCGAGCCAGGTGGCGAGGTCGTCTAGCATCATGGTCGGAAGTCTCCGGCGTAGCGGCGGACATGGTCGGCTAGCCGGTTGCCCATCCTCGGTGCGGCCTCCAACACCGCCGACTCAAGGAACTTGGCCTGACCGACCGGATGCCGGTTCCCTGTAAGCTCGTGCACATAGATCGCATACGGTGCCGCTGCACCGCCGTATGCCAGTGTCATCTTGGCTTTGCCCGGTCGGGATTCGTCTGCGACATGGCCGGATGCCCGCAACGCCCCGGTGTCTACCGGGGTGCGGAGTTTGGCTGTGGTCATCACCGTTTCGGCTTCGTTCCGCAACGCGACACGCAACAGCCGATAGGCAGTGTCGCCGGCCTGCCGCAACGCCCGCTCCAACTCGTCTAGCCCCGTGATCTTGATCATCAGAAATACGCCTTCAAGTGATGCAACACACCGTCCTCGTCGAACACTGAATCGACCCGCATCAACGGCGGCGACGTGCCATCCGGTAGCGTCCACTTCGCCAACGGACTGAACGTCGAAGTAGACCGGGCCCACACCACCGTCGTCGCCGTCTCCTCCGACCCCTCAAACGTGCGGACCAGTTCGGCTGTGCCGGTCACCCGTGCCGACAGCGACTTGGCCGTCGAATACGTCGCGGTGCCGTACCCGTCTGTGGATACACCGGTGATGTCTTGGACGGTGACCGTCTGGTTCATCAACGTTAGGAACGCCGCAGGGAAACCCATCAGTAGTCTCCCGTCGCCCCACCAACAGTCGGGTTGTCGTGCATACCCAACCAGTATTCGGGGTCTGGCCGGTCGATGTCGGTGCGTTCTGTGTCTTTGTCCGACCGGGTCACCGCACCAAAATAGGGTGCCGCGCTCGTAGCACCCTTACGCCGGAACCGGCGTGCCACCTCGGCATAGTTCTTGCCGGTCATGATCGTAAGGTCACCGACCTTGACCATCCCGCCGCCAGCAGCAGACTCAGCCTCCGCAGCCTCGGCAGCGGCGAACCACACCGACGCCGCATCATCAACTATCGAGTCGATATCACCAGTCGAAAGCGACCCGCTTCGAGTCGAACCCCCATAGACAAGCCGCCGCACCCGATCCGAATCCGCCGTAGAACCCATGACATCACCTTCCGAGCACCCACCACTCAAACGACTTCGCAGACATCGTGGAAGTCCAATCGTTGCCGGCCAGCACAATCCGCACCTTGTCGAACGTACCTGACGCCGTCGAGTTCACAATCGCCGTACCCGTCGTCGTCGTCGCCGCATTCAACGCAAAGAACTGGGTAGACGGCCCAACCCCACCCTCCATATGCCAGTCCAACGGTTTCGTAGACGGATT